CGATAATATTGCCAGTCCAATCACCAGCATCAAGTAGTTCAAGTACATGGCTTTGTTTGTGTTGAGCTGGGTCATCTGCTACCTCACTGTCTGTATAGTCTACCGTGAATAGATATTTCGCAGGATAAAACTCTCCGCCAACCTTAGCAAGCCAAGGGCATGGTGTGGCTCTGTTCAGGGTGTAAACAGCGTGAGTGTGTGACATGCAATCCCAAGGCTGCGCCTCATGCACCTGCATAACTTCAGGCCATTTGTCAAAAGCCGTATCCCCAACTAAGGCTGTTATCGGCATTCTGGCCCACATCGCACCCCCGTGGACATTAGGCTCATCCCCGTCATCTGATTCACAACCTGTGAATATTACCTGAAAACTTAAGCACCTATTGGGCATGGTTGTCACAGCAATACACATAGCGTGTAAAAACTCACCGTGGTAGTTCACATGATTGCATGTATATTCACGCCTTACCCAACACTTGAAGTGGGGTATGTTACTCTGCAAATAGGGCATTTTTGTCTCCCGAAAAACCCTTAATTAGTATATTATAATATATTAGTATATATATATATAATATATATTATAATTAAGGGGATTTCAAATGTATTGTTGGCACTGTAAAACACAGGAATTAATCTGGGGTGGGGATGACGATCTGGAGGATGATGTTTTCTGCATGGTAACAAATCTTTCATGCTCTAGATGTGGTTCTCAGGTGGATGTCTATCTTCCCAAAGAGGGAAAGAAAAGAGAGAAGTCGGTAAAAGAGATGGAGGCAATCATCCAGAAGCTGAAAAACAGGATACAGAAAATCAACATACTGATAGACAGGGATGGCGCAAAAGAGGTATAGCAGATATACTGCCTGTGGGGTACAAGTCTCCCAGTACCCCCGGCGGGTTGAGCGAGTTCCTCTCCGCTCCCCGCCGTTATTATTTGGGAGAGGGAGATTATATGTCAGATAACATAATAGAATTTCCTAATAGCAGGATGATTACTGATGAGGACGCTCTAGATCCAAACGAAATGCTCCAAAACATCTGCGAGGATGTGGAGATGATCGAGGCTCTGGTTGTTGGTTGGACAAAAGAGGGTAAGCTATTTATGGGAACATCTCACGGAAAAGCTCCTGACATGGTGTTTCTTTTAGAACTTGCGAAGTCAGTATTGTTAAACAAATGCGTAGGAGATGATGATGTTTAAAGCATTTATAATGATTTGCCTTGCATCACTGCCGGATTTTTGTTCAGAAGTAGAAGATAGCAGAGGCCCATATTCAGATAGAGAGGCTTGTATAGAAAGAGTTGCTGAGATGATAGAGGCAACAAAAGAGTTTGGCCCTGAGTATTACACAGCAAACTATAAATACAGATGTCAAAAGCTAGACATGATTGGCACATGAAAGAACTTGCTGCTGTAAAATCAAAAATTGGTCAACTTCCAATAGAAGATCAAAAGGAAATGCTTGACCTTCTTCTTGAGCTTGAGAACGCCAAGGAGAAAGAGGCATCTAGGACAGACTTTCTGACCTTTGTGAACAAAATGTGGCCTGCGTTTATCGCTGGCAAACATCACGAAGTAATGGCAGATGCCTTTGAAAGAGTGGCTAAAGGCGAGTTAAAACGCTTGATAATCAATATGCCGCCAAGACACACCAAGTCTGAGTTTGCATCCTTTTTGTTTCCGGCTTGGTTCCTAGGGCGTTACCCAGAGAAAAAAATAATACAAACAGCACACACGGCAGAACTTGCTGTGGGATTTGGGCGTAAGGTCAGGAACCTTATCGGTCAGGATGACTTCCAAGAAGTTTTTCCGGGTATAGAACTTTCATCTGACTCCAAGGCTGCTGGGCGTTGGAATACAAACAAGCGGGGTGATTACTTTGCTATTGGTGTTGGTGGTGCAGTTACTGGTAAAGGTGCTGACGTTCTCATTATTGACGACCCCCACTCGGAGCAGGAGGCGGCACTGGGGGCTTACAACCCAGAAGTCTACGACAAGGTGTACGAATGGTATACATCGGGGCCAAGACAGAGGCTGCAACCCGGCGGGTCGATAATAATTGTTATGACCAGATGGTCTACGAGAGACCTTACTGGTAAAATAATTAAATCAGTGACCCAAAAAGAGGGTGTGGATGACTGGGAAGTTATAGAACTGCCAGCAATTATGCCGTCTGGTGATCCTTTGTGGCCTGAGTTCTGGCCTTTGGAACAGTTGGAGGCACTAAAAGCCGAATTGCCTGTGTCTAAGTGGTCTGCACAGTATCAGCAAGACCCGACTTCTGAGGAAGGTGCGTTAATTAAGCGCGAATGGTGGCAAGAATGGGAAAAAGAAGGCCCGCCACCGTGCGAAGCTATAATTCAAAGCTGGGATACAGCGTTTTTGAAAACGCAACGCGCAGATTACAGCGCTTGTACCACTTGGGGGGTGTTTCAGCACCCTAATGAAAGTGGAGAAATGATGCCAAACCTTATATTGCTGGACGCATATAAGGAAAAACTGGAGTTTCCAGAGCTAAAAAGGGCAGCATACGATAAATATTGGGAATTTGAGCCTGATCAGATGATTGTTGAAGCAAAAGCTGCTGGTTCCCCGCTTATTTTTGAACTTAGGGCAATGGGTATACCTGTTACAGAGTTTACTCCGTCCAGAGGGCAGGACAAGATAGCCCGTGTTAACGCTGTTAGTGATTTGTTCGCTAGTGGTGTAATATGGTGTCCACCAACTAGGTGGGCTGATGAGGTAATGGAAGAGTGTGCTGCTTTTCCAGCGGGAGATCACGATGATCTTGTTGACTCCACAACGCAGGCGCTTCTTAGGTTTCGTCAAGGTGGGTGGATTAGAAGTACAATGGATGAATGGGATGACGAACCTAAATACAGAAGAGCAGTTGAATACTATTGAAAATAATTCTAGCGTTTATAGATTTGTGCCTCACGGAGAAGTAAAAAATTTTAAAAAATTAGGGTGGGAAGTTGCAAGCCATATGGAAGGTTCACATCATGCCCGTCATGCTGTTATAATGAAAAAACTCGACACCGAGAAAAAGGAAGTATTTTAAAATGGCTATTGAAAAACCAATGACGCCCTCATCTCTTGATGTCGAAGGCTCTGAGGATGTGAAAATTGAGATCGTGAATCCTGATGCTATTAGCATAGGAGATGAAGAAAGCGGCATGGTAATTGATTTTACTGGGGAAATGGCAGAGGAACTCGTTGGCCCTGAACATGACGCTAATTTAGCTGAGTTCATTGATGAATCAGATTTGCAGGGATTAGCCTCTGAATTGATAGAGGACTTTGTCTCTGACCGTCAGTCAAGAAAAGACTGGGCTAGGTCGTATGTCAAAGGTTTGGATCTTCTTGGCATGAGGATCGAAGAAAGAACGCAGCCTTGGCAGGGAGCGTCAGGCGTGTTTCACCCAGTTCTTACAGAGGCAACAGTTAGGTTTCAAGCTCAGGCTATGGGTGAGATATTTCCAGCTTCAGGCCCAGTGAGAACAAAGCTCATTGGTAAGAAAGATTATGAAAAAGTAAAGCAAGCGCAACGGATCGAAAACGAAATGAATTATCTCTTAACAGAAGAGATGACAGAATATCGTGACGAAACTGAGCAGATGTTGTTCAGACTGCCTCTGGCTGGTTCATCTTTCAAGAAAGTTTACTATGATCCAATCTTGGAGCGCCCATGCGCCATGTTTGTTCCGGCAGAGGATTTTGTAGTTTCCTACGGCGCTTCAGACTTAATGACATCTCCTCGTTATACCCATGTTATGAAAAAGACTCCGAATGAAATAGTCGAGCTTCAGGTTAATGGGTTTTACATTGATGTTGATTTACCTGACCCAGAGCCAGATTATTCAGACATCCAAGAAAAATACGATGAGATTGAGGGAGAGACCGCTGTCCTTGAAGAGGACGACAGGCACACTCTTTTGGAAATGCATGTTGATCTTCTTATGCCAGAGCCATTTGAAGATCCTGACGGTATTGCAAGGCCGTATATTGTCACCATAGACAAATCGTCTGAAACCGTCTTGTCAGTCAGGAGAAATTGGTATGAAGACGATCTTAAAAAGCGTAAGAGACAACACTTTGTTCACTATAGATACCTACCGGGGCTTGGGTTTTATGGAACGGGTCTTATTCATCTTATTGGTGGTCTTGCTAAAAGTGCCACAAGCATTCTTCGCCAGCTTATTGATGCGGGTACGCTATCCAACCTCCCCGCTGGTCTTAAGGCTCGCGGACTTCGCATTAAGGGTGACGATTCGCCTCTCATGCCGGGTGAGTTCCGCGATGTGGACGTACCGGGTGGTGCAATTCGGGATTCGATTGCATTCCTTCCTTACAAGGAGCCATCATCGGTATTATACCAGTTGCTTGGAAACATCGTGGAAGAGGGGCGAAGGATTGGCTCCGTTGCTGATGTACAAGTTGGAAACCTCAACCCGCAAGCTCCAGTCGGAACTACGCTCGCGTTGATGGAGCGAAGCATGAAGGTTATGTCTGGTGTTCAGGCTCGCCTTCATCATGCTTTGAAAAACGAGTTAAGGCTTCTTGCCAAGATTATTAAGGATTACATGCCACCAGAATACTCTTATGAGCAAGATGGTGACTTCAATAGGCAAAAAGATTTTGATGGTCGTATTGACGTAATACCCGTGTCTGACCCTAACGCAGCAACAATGGCGCAAAGGGTTGTGCAGTATCAGGCGGCTTTGCAGCTTGCTCAACAGGCACCTCAGCTTTATGACCTTGGAAAGCTACATCGTCAGATGCTTGAGGTTCTGGGTATTAAAGATGCTGAAGAAATCATCAAACTGCCAGACGATATAAAAGCAGCAGATCCTGTAAGTGAAAATATGTCCATGCTTAAACAAGAGCCAGTCAAGGCATTTAAGTATCAGGATCACGAGGCTCACATTGCTGTACACTTAGCCGCAGCAGAAGATCCAAAGCTAAAAGAAATTGTAGCTCAGTCTCCATTTGCTGGCGCAATACAAGCCGCTCTTTCTGCTCACGTTACAGAACATGTTGCGTTCCAGTACAGGAAAGAAATAGAAAAAACCCTTGGCGTTGGTATGCCTGATGAAGAGACAGAACTGCCAGAGGATATTGAGATTGAGATTAGTAGGATGTCATCCGAAGCGGCTCAGAAACTTCTTCGTAAGGATCAGGCCGAAATGCAACAGAAAGAAGCAATGAAACAACAACAAGATCCTTTGACCGTGATACAGCAAAAAGAAATAGCTTTGAAAGAGGCTGAGTTTGCTCACAGAAAAGAAATGGATGTTGCAAAACTGCAATCTGACGCTCAGTCAAAGATGGCTAATCTTGAGTTGCAAAAGGATCGCCTTGAATCTGAGGAGCAAAGAGAAGGTGCCAAACTTGGTGTTAAGTTAGCTACAGAGCTTGACCAATCAAGAAAAGATGATATTAGAGAAGGCACCAATATTGGTCTTGAAATAGCAAGGGAGCTAGGTAACAGAGATGGCGAACAATGATACGGTTTATTCACCAATCAGAGAGAAAATTAGAGAGTATCTAAATGTTCTCGCTGACCATATGGCCTGTGGTGGGTGTAAGTCCTTTGAAGAATACAGAGAGGCCGTGGGTAAAGTCGAAGCCCTCGCCGCTGTTGAAAGAGACATCATCGACCTTGAAGAAAGGTTCATTAACGACTAGGGCTTCCGGATTGCGGGGCTGTATAGTATATTGTAAATATTACTACTCACAGGGTTGTCCCTGCAAGGTACTGTGAACCTCGATCACTGCACAAGGAAAACAGATGTATTCTGCAAATAAAGAAGTCAACGAAAGCGTTGCAAATAAAATACCAGTACCCGCTGGGTACAAACTTTTAATTAAACCACTTGAGGTCAAAGAAAAAACAGACGCAGGCATTTATATGCCAGATGCACTGAAGAATGCGGAGCAAACCGCTTCAGTCATTGGGTTTGTTGTAAAAGCTGGGCCGGATGCTTACCAAGACGAGTCTAAGTTTCCAAATGGCCCATATTGTAAAGAAGGTGACTTTGTTATCTTTCGATCTTACTCCGGCACAAGGTTTAAGATTGATAAACAAGAGTTCCGTCTTATCAATGATGACACAGTAGAGGCTGTTGTCGATGACCCAAGAGGATATGCAAGAGTATGAACCAGTCACAAGCCTTGGCTCAGGAAGAAGAGCAAGAAAAAGTTACCGGGAACTTTCAAGAAGCGGAAGATAGCGGTTTTGAGTTAGAGATTATTGAGGACACTCCTCAAGAGGAGAAGCCTCGCCGCGCTGAGGGGGTTGAGCCAAACGTCCCCGATGATACGGAAATAGAACAGTATAGTGATGGCGTTCAAAAGCGCATCAAGCAATTAAAGTTTGAATATCACGAAGAGCGTAGACGCAAAGAAGAAGCCTCAAAAATGCAAGATGAGGCTGTTAGCTATGCTAAAAAAGTTTATGAGGAGAACCAAAAACTTCGCAAAGCCTTAGAAGATGGCGAAGGTGTTTTGGTAGAGCAGGCTAAGGGTCGAGTAGACGCAGAACTTGATAAGGCAAAAACAGCCTATAAAGCTGCATACGAGACCGGAGACCCAGATGCTTTAATTGAAGCTCAAGAAAAGCTATCTAGCCTGCAAAATGAGAAATATCGTGTGGAGTCTTATAAGCCTCAAAAGCGTGAGGCTCCCAAGCCAGACCCTGTAGTGTCTAAGCCGTCAATCCCAACGCCAGATCAAAAGGCGCAGGAATGGAGTGCAAACAACACTTGGTTTGGTGAAGATAGTGAAATGACGGGATACGCCTTTGGTGTCCATGAAAAACTTGTCAAACAAGGTATCGATACCAAAAGTGACAAGTATTATGCCTCCATCGATGAATCGATGCGTAAAACGTTCCCAGACAAGTTTGATGAGCAAATTGAGGAAGCACCTGTTCGTCAAACTGGTTCCGTGGTTGCCCCCCAAAGTCGGAGTGCAAAAAAACCACGCAGAGTGCAATTAACCTCAACACAAGTCTCACTCGCCAAAAGACTTGGCCTTACGGCAGAACAATATGCGGCGCAACTCTTGAAGGAGTCTTCAAATGTCTGATAGAAACCCACGCACTAATGACACTCGCGCTACTGCGGAGCGTCCTAAAACTTGGAAACGTGCTGGTACGCTACCAACCCCCGAATCCCGCGATGGAATAAAATATCGTTGGATACGCACATCTACTTTGGGTAATAGCGATAACACTAATGTTTCTTCTAAGTTTCGTGAAGGTTGGACACCAGTCAAAGCTGAAGATCATCCTGAACTGCAAGTGTTGCCTGATATCGACTCTCGATTTCAAGGTAATGTTGAGGTTGGAGGATTGCTCTTATGCGAAAATTCAGCCGAATATATAGAATCTCGTAGTCAAGCCCACAGGGAAATGAACAAGAATCAAATCGACTCTGTGGACAATAACTTTATGCGAAATTCTGATTCTCGTATGCCCGTTCTACCACCAGAACGAAGCACAAAAACAACCTTTGGCAAGTAACCTGAGCGGGAGCTTGTCGTAGATAATAAGGAGGGACAATCATGTCCGCTACTGCCGCTCCCTTTGGACTGCGCCCAGTAGGAAACCTCGGAGGTAACTATAACGGTTCCTTCCGTCAGTATCCTATTCTGAGTTCAGAATCCACAGCGATTGTTTTTGGTGATGTCGTCAAGCTAACTGATGCTGGCGCAACCACCACAATCCAAAAAGATACTGGCACAACTTCTGCCACACCTATTGGTATCTTTATGGGCTGTCGCTACACAGACATCAGCACTGGTCAAACCCAGTTCAGCCAAGTTTGGTCTGGCGCTGCCCATACAAATGGTATGGTTTATGTTGCTGATGATCCGAATATCCTTTTTGCAATCCAAGCTGACTCAACCGTCAATGATGACGATCTCGCAGCTAACTGCGCTCTTGTACAAGGCACCGCAAACACCACTCTAGGTATTTCGCGCGTTTCTTTGGACATCAGCACAGCCGCAACAACTGCCGCTCTCCCGATTCGTGTCGTGGATTGGCTAGGTGGTTATGACGGTGATGAAAAAGGAACAGCATTCCCAATTATGGTATGCAAGTTTAATACTGGTCATCAACTCGGAATCGGTGTCGTTTCTGGCAACGCTCCATCAGCAGCTTAAGAAAGGAGTTGTAATATTATGGCTATTTCTCGCGCCCAGCTCCTTAAGGAGCTTCTACCCGGTCTAAACGCATTGTTCGGTCTTGAGTACGGCAAGTACGAAAACGAACATTCGGAGATCTATGAAACCGAAACTTCAGAGCGTAGCTTTGAGGAAGAGGTCAAACTTTCAGGCTTTGGTGCTGCACCAGTTAAGCAAGAAGGTTCACAGGTCTCATTTGACACGGCTCAAGAGTCTTTCACAGCTCGCTATAACCATGAGACCATTGCTATGGGCTTTTCGGTTACAGAAGAAGCTATGGAAGATAACCTGTATGACTCTTTGTCTGCTCGTTACACTAAAGCCCTTGCACGGGCAATGGCGTACACAAAGCAGGTCAAGGCAGCTTCATTGTTGAACACTGGTTTTGATACCTTCACATCTGGCGATGGCGAGTTTCTTTTTGATACTGACCACCCGACAGTTGCTGGCGGTAACAACGCTAACCGTCCATCAGTAGCCGCTGACTTGAATGAGACATCATTGGAAGATGCTGTTATCAACATTGCAGCTTTCGTTGACGAGCGTGGTCTTTTGATCGCAGCCCGCCCACGCAAGTTGATTGTACCGCCTGCATTGATGTTTGTTGCAACTCGTTTGCTCCAGACTGAAGGCCGCGTAGGTACTGCTGATAACGATCTGAACGCTATTCGTTCAAACGGTTCGATTCCAGAAGGTTACACTATCAATCACTACCTGACTGATACAGACGCCTTCTTTATCACAACCGATGTTCCAAACGGCATGAAGCACTTTGTTCGTACTCCAATGTCAACATCTATGGATGGTGACTTTGATACAGGCAATGTTCGCTACAAAGCCCGTGAGCGTTACAGCTTCGGTGTATCAGATCCATTGGGCATTTATGGCTCACCGGGTGCTTAATTAAATTAAGCTAATACTATTTGATTGGGCGGCTTCTTGGCCGCCCTTTCTTTTGCTATAATAGACGAAACCCTGACAGCCGCATCCTGTGGCTGACACTAGCCACGACAGGAGTGACTCAAATGGCTACTACTACTTTTACTGGAGCGGTACGCTCCAAAGGCGGATTTACCTCTGTAAGCCAAAACGCTACAACAGGTGCATTCTCCACTCTTTCAAGCATCAGCTCAACTGGTGTATCTTCCTTTGATGCGAACACAATGGCTGTAGAGGCTGGCACTGGTATTACTACTGGTACTGGAACGATTTATCGTACTTCTGTGCAGCGTGTGGGCGGCATCATTACAACTCGTATTCTTATTGACCTAACTGGTCTGCGTTCAACAGGATCTGGTGACATCATTGGTGTCAACGGTACAGCACTTGTTTGTCACATTGGTCAGATTACTGCTGTTAAAAACGGCACCATCTTGACTGGAAGCATGGAGTGTTTTGAAGCACCTACTGGCGGTGATCCAGACATTAACATCCACTCTGCAACAGAAGGCACAGGTGTTGAGGACGGAGCAATCGGTAGCTTGACTGAAACGCTTCTTGTCAATGCTGGTGACGCTACACTAGGAAGTAAAGTTTACTTTACTGCCGTCCCCGCTGCCGATCAGTTTTTGTATCTAACAACAGGCGCAGCTACAGACGCTGATTACTCTGCTGGCAAACTCTTTATTGAATTGATGGGCTACGAAGCCTAATAATGAGAGGGGTTAATCCCCCTCTCCTTTTTATAAGGAGATTGAAATGGCAAGATCAGACGTAAAGGTTCAACTCATTAGCGATGAGGTGGCGGCAGACGATGATTTCATTGTTACGGCAGCTAGACCAAACACGGCAGCAACCCTAGCAAATTCGTCTTTTGCATCTGGAGGCGCAAGGCTTCTTGGTGTTACCACAACAGGCACTGGTGACAATGCTAAAACTAATACTATTGTTGGCACAGACGTTTTTGATAATGCGCTCACTGAAGTAATAGTTTCAACGGGTTCAGCCGCACAGGTTGATGGAACGAAGTTTTTTAAAACAGTAACCTCTATTACAAGCTCTGCACAATTCGCGGCAAACATAAAAGTAGGCTCTCTCGCCTCTGCCGCGCAGGCTGTTTTTGGCGGTCGAGTTAGGTTAAAAGGATATTCAATCGTTTCAGGTGGCACTGCTGGTGTAATTGAGTTTATTAACGGCACTCCTGAAGATGGAACTGTTTTATTTAAAGCCAGAACCATTGGAACTGACAACACAACGCTAGATAACACAATCCCAGAAGATGGCATTGTTTTTGAGAATGGGCTTTCTATCAAGTACACAGTGGGTACTATTGATATGATGAATATTTTCTATGCCTAGGAAAAAAGAAACACCGATCAGAACATCGGTTAAGTCCGGTAATTTTCGCGCCACTAAAAAGGGCGCGGGGATGACCTCTAAGGGCGTCAAGGCGTACAGGGCTGCAAACCCCGGAAGTAAGTTAAAGACTGCCGTCACAGGCAAGGTAAAGCCGGGTAGCGCGTCCGCTAAGAGGCGTAAGTCATTCTGTGCAAGATCAGCAGGACAAATGAAAAAGTTTCCTAGCGCTGCTAAAAATCCAAATAGCAGACTAAGGCAAGCAAGAAAACGGTGGAAGTGCTAATGAAACTTGAGCAACAACAAGTTCAGGAACTCACTGTAGAGCAAGTTATGGCTGAATTAGTAAAGCATGAGGCTGAGTGTAATCTGCGTTATCAGCGCATTGAAGAGCGTCTTGAGGATCAAAGGGGCCATATGTGTAAGTTAGATCAACGTCTTTGGTGGATTGTTGGTTTGGTTATAATTGCGCCTTTCTTACAAAGGCTACTCTAATGACAATCTCAAGAGCTTCTATGGGGAAGCAGTTAAAGGGAAATAAGATGAAAAAGAAAAAAGTCAAAAAGATGATTGGTGGCGGCAAGCTGCTTGGATCTATAAGCCCTTTAGCTGGAGCGATTTCTGGCAAGGGAATGTTTGGTCGAGCTTTTGGTAAGGGCTTAAAGAATGTAAGCCCCCTTGGGGCGCTTATTAGTAAAATGAATTCCAAGGGGAAGGCAAGTCCTATTGCCCCTGTTGGAAAAGAGGATAAAAAGAAAAATCCTATGGGTAATCCGGGTGCGTTTGCTCCAGCAACATTAGCTGTTAAATCTGGCGGTTCTCTTAATAAAAAACGCCGTATTGATGGGATTGCTCAAAGAGGCAAAACTAAAGCAGGAAGATAAGCCAATGACACGGAAAAACAAAAAACCAGTCATTAAGGCGTTTAAGGGTCTTGGCCTTGGCGCAAAAATGATTCCTAAAATGGTAGAGCTTGTAAATTCATCAAATCCGGGAAATTTTAAGGCTTTTAAACAAGACGCTTTTAAAAAATTTGGAAACAATCCTAATTTTGCAAAAGCAATGCAATCTTTTGGCATGGGTGAAATGGCAAGAATGCCTGAAGCGAAAAAAATGAGTAAGGGTGGTGTAATTAAGCGTAAGCGTCCGATTGACGGCATTGCACAGCGCGGAAGAACTAGGGCTAAGTAATGTCTAAGAAAACATTTATGAGTGAATTTGCAAGCCCGCTTATTAATGAAGCGGAAAGCAGGTTTGGTGTTAGCCTAAACCCTAGATTGAGGTCAAAGCTAGGCATCAAAGGCAAAACAACATCTTCTATTGCGCCTACGGGAGTAAGCGCGGGTGTCGGCAAGGGCGTTAAAAAAGCAGTAGAAATGGCAAAAATGGCTGGCGCAGCAAAAATGATGAAAGCTGGAGGCGCGGTAAAAAGAAAGCGCTCTATAGATGGAATTGCCAAGCGAGGCAAGACAAGGGCTAAGTAATGCGCCGTAGAAATTATTCTTCTGAGTACAAGAACTATCAAGGAACCCTTGTGCAAAAAAAACGAAGAGCAAGCAGGAATACAGCTAGAAAAAAAATGGTTGCCGCTGGTAAGGTCAGGAAGGGCGATGGAAAAGATGTCGCTCACAAGAATGGAAACCCAAGAGACAACAGCCTTTCAAACTTAAAAGCAGTGCCAGCCTCAAGGAACAGATCTTATGCAAGAACAAAAACCTCAAGAAAAGTTAACAGAAGAGCGTAAAGAGGGGGTTGTAAAGGTTCATTGTGGGCCTAGATGCCCAAGATGTCAGGATGGATTAAGAACCGTGTATGTACACGGGCATGAGCAGTGTATTGCTTGTGGATGCGTTATTGAAGATTGTTGCCAAGGAGAAGTCTCATGCGGAAGTGTGGAGCAAAAAAACCAGTAGCTATGAAGCGCGGCGGTAAGGCCACTGTAAAAAATCCAGTGGCTAAAGCTGTAGGGGGCATAAAGCCTAGCGTTGTAAAGCCAAAGAAGGGAAAGGGGTCTTACACGAGGAAGATCTCTTCCTTTAGTTCTGGGGGTGCTGCAAAGGTTCGGTCTGCTGGCAAAGAATACATGGCTAGTATCAGGGCTAAAGCTCCAGCAACTGGAGTAAAGGCCAAGGCAAGGCAAAAGGCCGCAAAAGAAAAGATTGAGAAAGATTTAAATAAGGCCCGCAAGGGCTTTGCCACCCCAGCCAGACAAGCAGAAATGAAGTCAGGTGGGAGCGTAAAGAAAAAGATTAATAAGGTTGTTAAGGGTCTGAAGAAGGCATCTAAATTACACGCTGGTCAGGCAAAGACATTATCTTCTCTTAAGCTAAGAGAGGGCGGATCTACAACAAAAAGAAAGCCAAAGATAAAAACCCCAAAAGGCACAAAGGGATTTAAGGGAATACAGCCCCTGAGACGCACTACCTTGAGGGCAAGTAGATATGAGTCTGGTGGTGATGTTGAGCCAATGAAAAAGGGCGGCAAAACAAAGTCTACCGTTAATAAGGCTGGTAATTATACAAAGCCATCAATGCGTAAACAAATATTTAATAGAATTAAAGCTGGCGGTAAAGGCGGCGCTCCGGGTCAGTGGAGTGCGCGTAAGGCTCAAATGGTAGCCTCTGCCTACAAGAAAGCTGGTGGAGGATATAGAGACTAATGCCGCCTAGGAACCACAAAAGCTGGGTGCAAGAGCCTAGTGTAGAGTACATAAACTCACTTATATATTCTGATCATGGTTTGTATGAGCAAGAGATAGAAAACATATTTTCCAAGGTTTGGGTTCCAATGTGTCACTCTAGTGAGCTGCCAAACTTGGGTGACTTTAGAAAAACACAGATAGCGTTACAGAATGTTTTAGCTGTACGTTTTGAAAGTGGTGTAGTCAGAGCATTTCTTACAGACAAGGTAATCCACCCTTCAGGCAACGATCTATCCTTAACCTACCATTCAGGTAACTGGAAAGAGCTGTATTGTGAAGTCAAACACGGCGGGATGGTTTGGGTTACGCTTGATCCTAATCCTGCACAGAGTGTTGAAGAATGGACGGGAGGGGCTTTTGATTGCATATCAGATGCTATCGATACTGAGGAAATGGAAGTGTTTCACTACCATAAAGCGGTAATTAATACGAACTACAAGCTATGGCACGACACTAATAGCGAGTTCTACCACGATTTTATGCACTACTTTAATCGTGTGTCAGGATTTAACGATGAATATTTTGCTAGAAAAAATATACCATTTGATAACGGACACGTTAACGTCAGTAGCTTTACAGTTAACTACGAGGAATACGATGGCTTTGAGGATAGAGGAGAGCTTAGTTTCCCTAACCTCCCACCCAATCAATGGTACATGGTTGATCTGTTCCCCGGATTTAATTTTAATCTGCGTGGCAGTGCTTATAGAAGCGATAGCGTTACACCTCTTGGGCCAAACAAGGTACTTATTGAGTTTCGCGGATATGGTCTCAAGAAAGATACGACCGAAGAACGCAATACCAGAATTAAGCACCATAACTCTATCTGGGGGCCATTCGGGAGAAACCTTCACGAAGACTTAATTGGAGTCGCTGGTCAAGGCACAACAATGCGTGAGGGAACTGAGCCACGCAACATATTGCATGGAAGGCATGAGAACGGAACCATCCATGATGAGGTTGGTATGCGTCATTATTATGCAGAATGGAGCAAGTGGATGGGGGTTGAAGCAAGTAACCCCAATCTATCCATAGCCGCCTAATGATACATGCATTTTTATTAATTGTTGTTCTCGGCGGTAAAACAGTCAGCCAAGATATGTACTTTCGGTCAATAGATGACTGCAACTATTTTGCCTCTAAAGTCTCAAAAAGATACGGTAATTATCAAAGCTATAGTGGCGTACCTTCAAAGCATAAGGTTACGTCTTATTGCAAGCCAGTTAAAATCAACCCAAACGCAACAGAAGTTTACTAGATGATTGCTGAAACCCTAGCGGGGATATCTTTATTTAAGGCTGCTGTAGATGGCATTAAAGGCGCTATTGGCACAGCCAACGATGTATCCGATATAGCAAGCTATATAGATGGCTTGTTTGAGGGTGAGAAACAGGTACAGCAACTTAGAAGTAAAAAGTCTGGTGTTGGTGGCGTTGGAGATCAATTTGGTGTAAAATCAGTAGCAACAGAGGTTATTAACGCAAGAATAGCCAAGGAGCAAATGCAAGAAATCGCAACTATGGTCGATATGCGTTTTGGTCATGGAACTTGGAGAAGTATAACAGAAGAGAGAGCGAAAAGAATAAGAGAAGCTAAAGAGGCCGCTGCTGAAGCTAGAAGACAAAAAATTCAAAAGGCGCAAGAGTTAGAGGAAACCATAAAGATGTGCCTTGGGGTTTTTGCTCTTGTAGTAACGATACTTGGTCTTGTTGTATTTTTAATGGTTTCTGTTGCTAAGGCTCTTGTTTAAAAGTTATAGGGAACTTTATGCCGTTAAAAAAATCGCAAAGAAGTCTTAAATCTTGGACTAAGCAAAAGTGGACAACGAAAAGTGGAAAGCCCTCTACACAAGGATCAAAGGCCACTGGGGAACGTTACCTACCAGCCTCTGCTATCAAGTCGCTTTCGTCTAAGGAATACGCATCCACCACGGCTGCTAAAAGAAAAGCAACTAAGGCTGGTAAGCAATTTGCCAAACAGCCTAAAAAAATACGAGCTAAAGTAAAGCCCCATAGGAAGGTCAGATAATGGCTGTTGTAACACCTGATTTGCCAGAGATATTTGAAGAGGCGTTTGAAAGAGCGGGGCTGTCACTTCAAACTGGATATGATTTAAAGACCGCTAGGCGAAGTTTTAACCTTTTAACATTGGAGTGGCAAAACCGTGGACTTAATTTGTGGACTATCAATGCTGGTACACAAGCTCTCACAGCGGGTACAGCAACTTATACGTTACCTACGGGAACGATTGACATTATTGAGCAACAAATTCGTACAGGCACTGGCACGAATCAAGTCGATACTGATGTTCAGAGGATTTCGGTATCAACGTATGCTAAAACAAGTACAAAAAATACGCAGGGTAAGCCTTCGCAGGTATTTGTACAAAGGTTGGCAACGTCTACAACAGTTACTCTGTGGCCTGTACCAGACAGTGCAGCAACGTATACGCTCGCTTATTACTACCTTTTGGGGATAGATGGTTTAGCTTCAGGGGTTGCTGGCACGGCAGGAGTCCCGCCAAGGTTCATACCTTGTCTAGTTACAGGATTAGCGTATTATATAGCTATGAAGAAGCCGGAAGTGGCAAATAGGGTTGCCCCCCTAAAGCAGGAATATGAGTTCCAGTTTGAACTGGCAGCAAACGAGGATACTGAATCCTCCGCGTTAAAATTTGTACCATATGATACATTTTACCTAGGAGGGTAATATGCCTATTAGAATTAAAAAACTCGGTCAAAAGGGTGGCCCAAAGGGTCAGGACAAAACAATACCTCTTCCAAAAAAGAAGCCTCGTTTAGCCAACCCTAGGCATCCAATGAATGCAGAGAAGACCAAACGTATGGCTAGTGGCGGCATGAGCAGGTCTCAAAAAAGCGCTAGAATTGAAAAATTGTTATCACAGATGCAATCAATACCTAATGATAAATACACCCCTAAAAGCGATTCAATAAAACTTTTAAAGATAGAATCAGAAATAGATAAACTTGTAGGTAAAAAAACGGGCGGAGTTATGAAAAAGGCTGCTGGTGGCAAACTTAAAATGGTAGAGAAGGGTGGAAAGAAAGTCCCATTCTTTGCCGCAGACGGAAAAGGAAAAATGGCTATGGGCGGTATGATGAAGAAAAAAGGTATGGCTAAAGGTGGCATGATGAAGAAGGGCTACGCCAAAGGTGGGCCTGTAACGGTAAGATCAGGAGATACCTTGTCTCAGATCGCCAAGTCAAAGGGGCTTACCCTTGCCTCCTTAATGGCTGCTAATCCCGGTATTAAAAACGCTAATCAAATTCGTGTTGGACAAAGCATTAAGATGCCAACAGGTGGCGCTAAATCAAGAGCGCAGGGTATAGCAAAAAAGAAGGGTGTGTACGGCGATACTAGCAAGCCAGTAATGAGTGCGTTGGCTCGTGACACTGCGGCAAGAAAAGCAGCCAAAGCTGGAAAGCCAGTCTCTAAAGCAAAAACCGTTAAAGACCCAAAGATTGCAAGAAAAATAGCTACGACAGCAACCAAATTAAGCAATCTTGGGCAAGTGAATAAAAACCGAAGGGCGGATGATGCTGCTGCTAAGCCAAAAGCCTCTACTAAAAAAACATTAGCAAACACACCTAAGTCAGGTGCTGCTAAGGTTGCTGAAACTCGTATGGCTAGGTTGGCTAACAAAAACAAATTAGCCCGTAGAGCGGGCGGCGGTATGATGAAGAAAAAAGGTATGGCTAAGGGCGGTATGATGAAGAAAAAAGGCTATGCTATGGGTGGAATGATGAAGAAAAAGGGTATGGCTAAAGGTGGTGTAATGCGTGGTACTGGCGCAGCCACAAAAGGTAAACGCTTTGGACGCGCAGGCTAGTAAATGCCAAATGCAGTAGGGAAACACGCTTACGGCATATGTGATAAAACAGGGTTTAGGTATAAGTTATCTGACCTTGTTTTTGAAACAAAGAATGGTGCCAGAACTGGTATGCGTGTGGGTAATGACGTAGTTGATCAAGATCACCCTCAAAACTTTCTTGGCAGAGTTAGAGTGAACGATTCTGAATCCTTACTTAATGCAAGGCCAAATAGAACAGAGCCTGACTCAATAAATATTCTTCAGGACAATCCATTTAAGACTGGGGCTTCTGGCGGTTCTAATACCACTATAACAATAACTGAAGTTAATCATGGTAGAAGCACTGGGGACACAGTTAGATTTAGAACAGTGGAGCCATTTGATGGTATAACTACATCAGTTATGGAGTTGGCTGTTGGATATTCAATAACAAAAGTATCAGATGATACTTATACCGTGTCGGTTTCTGGCGGTGCAACAACAGGATCTGTATCTGGGGGAGGCTTCTTTGCAAGCGCTGGCCCAGTTACCGCTTTGGGGTAGTTAGATGTCTTTTACATTTGCTGAATTAAAAACAGCCATTCAAAGTTTTACTGATAATTCTGAAGCAACATTTGTTGCCAATCTTTCAAACTTCATCAAGGCGGCAGAGCAAAGAATATTTGCCGCTGTTGATCTGGAAAACTTCAGAAAAAATGCTACAGGGGTAATGACATCAGGGAACCAGTACCTGAGAACCCCGACAGATTTTTTAGCCCCATTTTCTATTTTTATAACTACCTCTGGGAGCGAAGGCTTTCTTTTAGAAAAAGATGTAAATTTTATTAGGGAAGCGTTTCCTGATGTAACATCAACAGAAAAACCATTATATTATGGGTTTTTTGATTCATCTGTAACAGCCTCGAATGGTCTTGTTAACGCAAATTTAATATTAGGGCCAACTCCAAATGCAGATTATGCAGTGGAAATTCATTATTATTACAAGCCAACAAGCCTAACATCACTAGCAGACGCAGAATATACTTGGCTAAGTCAAAACGCTCCTAACGCTTTGCTATATGGGTCTCTCATAGAGGCTTACATATTTATGAAGGGTGAGCCTGATATAATATCTCTTTATGAAGGTAGATTTGGCGAAAGCATGTCTAGATTAAAAGATCTTGCTGAGGCAAGGGAGAACTCAGACGCGTATAGAGAGGGGCTTCCAACTAGAGAAAGGACTTAGGGAGACAATGAAAATAGCTATAGTTGGGCTTGGGGGAAGCTACGCTGATTATATTTCAGCTAGAGTAGCGTCACAAAGTTTTGATGAGGTTTGGGGCATAAATTGTATAGGCGCAATCATACATGTTGATAAAACATTTATGATGGATCCTGTTTCTAGGTTCTTAGATACAGAAAACGCAGGAACACAAACAGGTGTCGCCAGAGAGTTTTTGTTAAAAAATACAAAGCCCATAATAACCTGTCAGTTAGATGACAGAATAAGTTACCTAGAACTTTTTCCGTTAAAAGAAGTGGCTACAAGCTTAGGGTTTTGTTATTTTAACAACACCGTTGCTTACGCAGTGGCATATGCAATATGGAGCAAGGCAAAAACCATATGCCTTTATGGCATGGATTATACATATAGAAATGTAAGTATGGCTGAGTCTGGAAGGGCTTGTGTAGAGTTTTGGTGTGCTATAGCTGTATCAAAGGGAATTAAGATAGAGGTGGCTCATAGGTCTAGTCTTTTGGACACAAATGTTCCTGACAACGAAAAATTGTATGGGTATCACAGGCTAGAAGACCCTTATGTTCAAACTGTTGAGGATGGCTCTTTATTGATAACAAAGCAGTCAGAGTTTAAACCGCCTGAGCCTGTGGATGATCAGCCTACTATATTTGGGAGACACGATAATGTTTGAAGCTGGATCAATGAAGCTAGGCCCGATTAGTGTAGTAACATCACAAAACGGAGGCCTTTCTAATGATCAGATAGCCGATATGGCTACTAATAAGATTGTATACGTCTCCGAAGACTCTCCACAGGAAATAAGGCTTCAGGCTGAAGCGTTTAAGGATAAAGTCAGAAACCTTCTTCAATTTTATGTGGAGTTGGCGAGAAGGGAGGAACGTGCTACAATTTGTGCAAAGATTCGTGAAGCGGGTCAATTTGAATTGGCTGATGCTATAAGGAGATTATAATGGCAATCGCGCAGGCAATGTGTACATCATTTAAGCAAGAGCTAATGTTGGGTACGCACAATTTCGCAACTAATGGAAATGCGTTCAAGCTGGCATTGTATGCAGAAGGCGGCGGCGGTAAATCTAGCACCACAGCCACCCTTGGTGCGGCAACAACAGCCTACACTACAACAGGTGAGGTTGCTAACAGTGGGTCTTATGCGGCTGGTGGAGGCACCTTAACAAAGGTTGCCCCAAGTGTGTCTGGAACCACAGCCTTGACTGATTTTGCTGACATTAGTTTTACCACAGCTACGATTACTGCAATGGGCGCGTTAATATACAATGACACAAACAGTGATAAGGCTGTAGCAGTTTTAGATTTTAGTTCTAACAAGTCATCTACTTCGGGTACTTTTACTGTTCAGTTCCCTACAGCAGATGCAAGTAATGCCATTATACGAATAGCGTAACGAGGTAGATTTATGTCTCTTATAGCTGGTTGGGGACGAGGAACATGGGGAGAGGGTGCGTGGAGTACCCCTCTTACTGTTTCTGTTACTGGCGTTGCTGCAACAGCATCATTGGGGACAGCCGTACCTGATACGGGAATAACAGTTCCTGTAACTGGCGTTTTGGGTACAGGATTTTTGAGTGGTCACAGCGCGACCACCATATCTCTGGCTGTTACGGTTGTTAATGTTGGTGGTGCAAATAAATACTTTATAGATGGAGTTCAACAACCCACTTTAGAGTTATTTGAAGGAAATACATATAGGTTTGATCAATCTGATAGCAGTAACAGCGGTCACCCTCTAAGGTTAAGCGAAACGTCAAATGGCACACATGGAGGTGGGTCTGCATATACAACAGGAGTAACTACAAACGGGACTCCGGGAAGTAGCGGAGCTTATACACAGATAACTGTAGCCGTGCCTACTCCCACTTTATACTACTATTGCAGTGTTCACAGTGCGATGGGTGGTCAGGCAAATACTCCGGCGATTACCAGCTTTGGTCTAACTGTTGGGGGTGTTTCTGCTACTGGCTCTATAGGCAACGTGGTTATAGGTATAAACACTGCCTTCTCTGTTTCTGGGGTGTCTGCTACAACTACTCTTGGAACTGGAACATTTGCCCCGCAAGCGTCTATAGGGGTTTTCCCTACAGGTGTTTTAGCGACAGGGTCAGTAGGAGAAGAAATTCTATGGGAAGTAATTTCTCCTTCTCAAACGCCTTTGTGGTCTACAATCACGGCCTCACAAACACCAAATTGGACAGATATAGCGGCATAAGGACAGAAAAATGGCAAGCACCTATGTAAATGATCTAAGACTTAATGAGCTAGGTACTGGCGATGGTTCTGGTACTTGGGGAACAACCACCAATACAAACCTTGAGCTTATAGCCGAAGGTCTTAGTTATGGCACAGAAGGCATAACAACTAACGCTGACACTCATACTTCAACAGTCGCCGATGGATCAACAGATCCTGCTCGGTCTATGTATATTGAGTATACAGGAACATTAGACTCTGCTTGTACGATTACTATCGCCCCAAACACATTGAGTCGAGTTCACTTTATTGAAAACGGTACTTCTGGATCACAAAACATAATAATAAAGCAAGGCTCTGGTGCAACAGTAACAATTCCTCCCGGAGACACTAAAGCTGTTTACCTAGATGGCGCAGGATCTACCGCAAAAGTTGTTGATGCTTTTGCTTCTTTAAATGTAATAGATTTAAAGGTTCAAGACGATTTAGTTTTAAGTTCAGACAGTTCCGTAATTACTATGGGTGCTGACGCAGATGTATCAATAACTCACGATGGCACAACCGGAGTGACTATTGCGGCAACTCCTATATCTATAGATTCAACTGGAGAGTTACATTTAAACTCCACAACCGGAGACATTAAACTTCAAGATGGTGGTGTTGATCAAATTACTTTTGATTTAGACGGAACTTCTGGCGAAGTTATAATGAAGCCAGCCGTTAACTCTGATGATTTGGTCATATCCCAATTTGATGGCACCGAAGTTGTTCGTATTGAGGATGACGCAAGTTTAGGTCTTGTTGGAAACAAGTTAAACATTGCTAACTCTTCCAGTGATGTAGTTATAAAGCCTTTAACGGATGCCAAAGATATAATATTCCAGCAGTTTGATGGCACTGCGGTTATGACGGTTCAAGATAACATATCACTGTCTATAGATAACGACATTACAGTAGCTGGTAGGGCGTCTGGTCATGTGACAACAGACAATGATGGCAGCTTTGATTTGGCTGTGGGCAACGATTTTAAGTGTACTACCGCAGGAGGTCTAACGCTGACCTTTACTAACCCAGCGGCAGGGCAGTCGGGCAATATTATGTTCATCAACGGCAGCAATCACACTATTGCGGCCCATGCAAGCGTAGCCATAAACGCTGATGTGCTTACAGCAATCTCAGCCACTGGAACATATCACTTGGCTTACTATTGTTCAGCGGCATCTGGCAACAACACTATTCTAGTCAGCGGTTCAGCCATTTTAACGTAGGATTTTAGTATGTCTTTAATCAAATCAGTTGGTGCTGGGGAACAGTCAACAGGCTTTTACAGTCTACTGCTTGACCAGTCGTTGAAGTTTAATGATGCGGATAGTCCTTACTTACATCGAACCCCTGCAAGTCAGGGAAGCCTCACAACTTTTACCTTTAGCTTCTGGTATAAGCGTTCAAAACTAGGTACATACCAAGAAGTTTTGCATGTATACCCGGGGTCTGGTGAGCGTTCACAAATTCTTTTTATGAATAATGATACTCTTAAAGTAGAGCTTGAAGCAGGGAACACTAATCAATTTTTAACCAACATGCTGTTTAGAGATACGTCAGCTTGGTATCATGTGGTCGTAACTTTTGACAGCACAAATGGAACTCAAGCAAACAGAGTTAAAATCTATGTAAATGGGGTTGACCAATCTGGTACTGGTGGCGGGGGTTTTTCTACGGCAAACTACCCTAGTCAAAATGCAACAAGTGGTTTTAACACAACAAGCCAGCATGAGATTTCAACCTATGATGGGTCAGACTATCACCTAGATGGCTATCTAGCCGAAGTAAACTTTATTGACGGAACAGCCCTGACTGCCGCCAGTTTTGGCGAGACTAGAAACAACATCTGGACGCCCAAGGACACATCGGGCCTGACATTTGGGACCAATGGTTTTCACCTGACATTCAAGGATGATGTTGTTTCTGAGGGGTTCAATACTGTTACCTACACTGGCACAGGTGCGGATAATTCTATATCGGGGATAGGTTTCAGTCCTGATTTCGTATGGATTAAAAGCAGGACAACGACTGCTGACCACATGCTTTTTGATACACCTCGTGGTGCGTTAAAAATCTTAAAATCAAACAGCACTGCCGCAGAAATAACAAGCAACTCAGAAAATTTAAAAAGTTTTGATGGGGATGGCTTTACCTATGGAAGTGAAGGGTCAGGTGGAGCATCAGGTGTTCCT